CCCTCTGGTCTACGTACTCGTATCATGCCTAATGGTTCCATTGTTATTATTAATACCAGATACCATCACGATGACCTGTGTGGTTGGTTACTAAAGCAGGAACAGGAAATGCATGACTATAGTACAATACCCTGGGAGGTAATTAAGATACCTGCATGGGTAGACGAGGATACATCAGAACTCTTAGACCTGCCTGTAGGATCATCTTACTTTCCTGAGTGGAAACCAGATGAACTTCTCAAGATAGATGAAGAAGAGATCAAGGCTACCAATGGTACAAAGTATTGGGAGTCACTGTATATGCAGAACCCCACACCAGAAGAGGGAGGTCTTATTAAAAAGAAGTGGATTGAGTGGTGGCCCTACGATGAACCTCCAGGTTGTGACTTTATTATTCAGACATACGATACAGCTTTCTCAACCAAGACTACGGCTGACTATAGTGTAATCCAGACCTGGGGTATCTTCTATGCACCTGAACAAACCCATGACGGTATGGAGAGTGCAGAGGCACAGCTTATACTCTTGGGTAATCTACGTGGGAGATATGAGTATCCTGAATTAAGACGGATGGCTCAGATGTCTTTTGATGAACATAGACCTGACGTATGTATCATAGAAAAGAAAGCTAGTGGTCAATCCTTGATACAGGATATGAGAAGGAGTGGTCTACCTGTACTGGAGTATATGCCTGACAGGGATAAGGTATCCAGAGTATATGCTGCTACTCCATCAATGGAAGCTGGTCGTGTATGGTTTCCTAAAGGAAGAAAGTGGGCAGAAGAACTTGTAGATGAATTAATTACCTTCCCTAATGGAGCACACGATGACCAAGTGGATGCTATGACAATGGCTATTCACTACATGAAAGAGTCATGGAATCTGCTACATCCAGATGATCCTGACTGGGAAGATGCTCCACCTACGAAAAAAAGAGTTGCATACTGGAACTTTTAAGTGTATAATATATAGTGTAGAGTGGAGGATATTATATGGCAGGTTTATCTACAGTATTAAAGATGGTAAATATGGCTATAGAGGCTGGAGGAAAAGCAGCACCTAAAGTTATGTCTGTAGATAATAAAGGACTTAAAAATTTATTACAGTCTGATGATAAAATAGAGGAGTTTCAAAAAGTATGGAAGTCTTCCCCTGAAAATAAATTTGATCAAAGACAGATACAAGACGTGGATGTTAGAGAAGCTGTAGAACAATTTGACAAGGGTGAACTTACAGGAAAGAAATTAAGAAATATTATTAAAGAAAAGTTACCGATGGAAATGATAAATAGTGTTCAAAAAATTCCTAGCTTTTCAGATATGATTGGAGCCTTAAATAAAAGTCAAGTTAAGGCTGGTATTGTAGGATTAAATAAAAGTCTAAAGGGACAACGAGTAGCAACAAGATTAGATATACCAGCATATAATCGCCATGATAAATGGATTGTAAGTATACATGATGGTATGAAGGGTAAAGCTATTGGTTATGGAAAAACTGCAAGACTTAAAAATGTAGAGTTTGGAAGTCAACCTAGAACAGCAATGGATATTGCACAAGAAAAATTAAAGCCAGATTCTAAAAAAATGAAACAAGCGAAAGAAGAATTTTTTCTTACAAATAAAAGAAAACCTAATACAGATGAAATTAAACAAATGAGAGCCGACCCATCTAATATGAGTAAGACAGATAAATCTACTATTGCAAGAATGGAAGGAGACTGGACAGAAACTCCTGATAGTGATACCATCTCTTTTGCAGAAAATTTATTTAAACGACAGAAGGATGGAAAGTTTTTTGATGAAGCAGGTGAAGAATGGATACAGGTAGGAATGAACCCGTATAGAGGAAGTAATTTTTATGATAAAGCTACAGGCCAAGCCCTACAAGTAGCCGATGAAGTAATACAAGTTGGTCCTCTTGTATTTGCAAAAGGAGCACGTAAACCTACTTTATCTGAGTATAAGAAGAATTTTACATTTAAAGATACCCAAGGAAAAACAAAAGTATTTAATAGGGGTGGTATAGTAGCACGTAATCCCTACCCTGAAGCGAGAGGAATATATTAATGGCTGTTGAGAAAAATCCTTATGATGTGTTAAAGTCTAATGTTATTCCTATGGATATAGGAATAGAGGAAGAGTCTGCTGCATCTATTGAAGTAGATGATGATGGAGGAGTAATTGTAGACTTTGGTATGGAAGAGGAAATAACGGAAGAAGATGCGATTGGTTTAGGAGAATGGTATGACGATCTCTGTGGAGAGATTGATGAAGATGAATTAAGCGATATTGCCAATCAAGTTTATAATAATTATCAGAGTGACAAGGACTCTCGTGGTGAGTGGGAGGATATGTTTGAACGTGGCTTTGATCTTCTTGGCCTTAAACTTCAGGATGCAACAGAACCATTTGAGGGAGCCTGTACGGCTGTTCACCCTCTACTTATTGAGTCTGCCGTAAAATTTCAATCAAAAGCCTCGCAGGAATTATTCCCTGCTGGAGGTCCAGTCAAGACACAGATTATAGGAAAGCAAACTCCTGACAAGGAGATGCAAGCTAATCGTGTTAAAGACTTTATGAATTATCAATTAACAGAGCAGATGTCTGAATACTTCGATGAGTTTGAACGGATGTTGTTCCATCTGCCACTTATAGGATCAGCTTTCAAAAAGATATATTATGATGCAAATCTTAAACGCCCTGTTTCAGAGTTTGTGCCTATTGACCAGTTTTACGTGTCTTATTTCGCTAGTGATTTGCGTAGGGCTGATAGGTATACTCATGTCATCTACCGTAGTCCTAATGATCTTAAACGGGATATCTCTGCTGGAGTCTATGTTGATATAGAATTACCCCAAGCAGGTACTCCTGAACAGAGTGCTATGGAAGAAAAAATGAATACTATTCTAGGGTTTTCACCATCCAGTGATAATGACCCTCAGTATGTATTACTTGAACAACATTGTTATCTAGATTTACCTGCTCCATTTAATGATCCAGATGGTGTGGCTCTTCCCTATATCGTAACCATAGAAGAAAAGTCTAAGCAGGTTTTAAGTATTCGTAGAAACTACAACCAAGACGATCCCAATAAACAGAAAAAGTTACACTTTACACATTATAGATTCGTTCCAGGGTTCGGTTTCTATGGATTTGGCCTAATGCATTTCTTAGGTAATCTCACGATGACTGCTACAGCAGCTATGAGAGCCTTGGTTGATGCAGGTCAATTTGCGAACTTACCAGGAGGTTTTAAAGCAAAGGGTGTACGGGTAGTTGGTGACAATGATCCTATTGCTCCTGGTGAATTTAAGGAAGTGGAGTCAACTGGTATGGACCTCTCAAAGGCTATTGTTCCCTTGCCATACAAGGAGCCTTCCTCAACTCTCTACCAGATGCTCCAGTTTGTATCAGCAGCAGGACAGAAGTTTGCCGATAGTTCTGAACAGATCATTTCGGATAACTCCTCCTATGGTCCTGTTGGAACGACAATGGCTCTACTTGAAGCATCAAGTAAGTTCTTTAGTGCAGTCCACAAGAGACTCCACAAATCTCAGAAAGATGAGTTTAGATTGTTAGCTACGATTGATTATGAGTATCTACCCTCTAAATATCCATATGAGATTCCTAGTGCTAATCAGCACGTATTTAGGAGAGACTTTGATGGTCGAGTAGATGTTCTTCCTGTCAGTGATCCAAACATTCCTTCAAATGCACACAGGATGATGATGGCTCAAATGGCACTTCAACTTGCTCAGAACTCGCCTCCTGGTATGTTCAACTTAGAAGCACTTAACAGAACAATTCTTAATTCTGCTAATATGCCTAATATTGAGGAGATACTCCCACCTAAACAACAACCACAGAAACTTGATCCTGTATCTGATATTATGGCTGCAACTAAGGGATTACCTATTGCAGCATTTCCAGGGCAGGATCACGATGCTCATATACAGGTAAAGATGGCTTATCTTCAAGACCCTATGAATGGAGCAAATCCAATTATGGAACGTATTGCTCCTGTAATACAGGCTAATATACAGGAACATTCTGTAATGAAGTATCAGGAACAGATGAGTGGTATGACTCAACAATTAGCACAGGGAGC